GATCGATAGAGTAGAGTAGAGTAGAGTGAGCGATAGAGTGGTGGGAGGGCGGGAGGCGGGCGACCCAAAGCCAAAAGGTAGAGTAGAGTAGAGTGACTACTCCGAGTGCTCGACCAAATGCGCCTCGCTCTCAAAGGTCCGTGGGATTCGCTTCGCGATCAATCCACTCAGTCGGTCGATCAGTTGGTCCTTGCTCAACAAGTCCATCTTCGCGGTCAATACCTCGCGTCTATCAATGTAGAGTCCGCCTGCCTTCCCGCGATGGATCTCCGCAGTAATAGCCGCGTTGATCTGGCCTTGGTCCCGCGCCTCCTCGCGCAAGTCATGAAGGGCGGAGAGGTGGGTCTCCATGGAAATCTGCTCTCGCTCCTCGGCCTTGATTTCTTGGTTAATGAGGTAGTTTCGGATCAATGGGTTGTGGTTCAGTAACACACTGCCCTGTCGCTTGGCGGCGTTCCGATTCTTCGTATAGCCTGCTTTTACCGCTGCTTCTGTAGCGTTTTGGCCTTTAACATATTCCCTTACAAACTTCTTCTGTTTCGGATTAAGCTCTTGCCACCTCTTACCATCAGGGTCGATCCACCCATTGCCGTCTTCTGCAGGGAGCATCGGGGTGAACTGTAGGTCTTTCATGCTGTATTTCCAGTAGGTTGCGGATCAGATAGTTATGTTTTTAATATAATATATTTTATGAAAATCTAAAAGTTTCCTCATGGCCTTCTCTATAATCTTTCAGTTGAAACTAATATCTAATAGTTTTCTATTACTTTGTCATTTTGAACAAGATCCACTGTTCCAGAGGCTCTTAGCGTGATTCTATTACTCTATTACTTCTATTAGACAATTCTGTTTATTTTTTTCAAAAAACTTTTATTTTTTCCACAGAACAATAGCAATAATCTAATAGTCTAATTACGGGCAAAAAAAGGCCCCCGCCTACGCATAGACGAGAGCCTTGGTCCGAGTTCATATAGCGTGATAAGGGAGGAGGGACGCTATACGATCACTGCTGCTCGGTCAGCAGAACTATACCCTCCACGAATAGGTTTCATCCTCTGGGTCATCTGCTGTCGTATCGACGAGAGCGGTCTCACTAGGATAATGTTTATCATAAAACGCTTTGGCTTCTTCGTCAATAACTTTGTCTTCTTCGCGAGCTTGAATAACTTTCGCAATGCTCGGAATAGCTCTTACAGCCGCCTTATCGTTTTCGTCGTACATTTCGTCAATCGCAACGTCCACGGCCCACTCGGAAATATTTTGTACTCGAGTTGCGTTAACCGTTGCCAAACTCCGAGAGATCTTAATGGTGCATTCCCGTAAATTAGGATTTAGCTCTCCGTAAGTCCGAGCGAGTGAGGCTAACTCAGGCCATTCTTCAACTAGGCTTTCACACCTTTCCGGTGTTTGCGCTAATAAGAATTGGTGGGCTTCCTGCATGAGATCCGCCATATTTCGAGCAAGATCCTCGGGTAGATTATGGTTGCTCTTGTAGATATCGTCACCTAAGTATCGGGAAACTACGCGTCTGTTAAATTTATAATCGTTCATTCTACTTTCTCTCCTGCATTATCATAAGTTTGCGTAAGTCGTACAAAGTTATCTGAACATCTAATAACTTTACTGTCGCGTTGGGTGAGGATAACTCCTCGGGGTTAAATTCTTGCTCGAGTTCATCAAGCAAGACTTTAATCGCTCTAATCTCTGGGTTACTCATATTCTGCTCCCGTAATTGTTCTCGAACTTCGTATACTTCAGCCCATGAGACGGACGTGCCATCGTTATCGTTATAGACTTTTGCTGTTTCGGTTGCTCTTTCAACGGTATCTATTAGGCAATCGAAAACAAGTTCTAACTTATTAGGATTACTCATATTCTTCCTTACACATATACATGAATTCTTCCCTATCCTCTTGCCCTGCGTTCATGTCGCAAAGCTGTTGGATAATATTGTCGTACTCATGGTCGGTGTAGGCTTCCCAATTAACTAATTCGTACTCCTCGACTGACCCAGTCTCTGGGTCGGCGGGGTAATACATATACTCAACTTGGACGTCCCGTACTTCGGTAGAGTCGTTAGGGTTACACTCAACTAATAATGTTCTAATCACGATACGCGCTCCTTCTATTCTGCGAAAGTCGCTCTAAGGTTATTGACTGAAACCATATACCCTTCGACGTACTCTTTTGAGTAATCGTTGGAAGCATTAACGTGGCTTTCAATTGTCGCGTTAGACAATTCTAAACCCATCCAGCCTTGACCGTAGTCCGTAGCTGCATCGACGTAGCCTTTCATATAATCGGTTAGTTCGCTCATATCTTTCTCTCTTTCTAGTTAGTTTTAAATTCCGGCGGCGTTACCGCCACCTTTTAATACTATACCGGCGACTAAGCCGAAAGTAAAGCACTAAACCACCCCGGAGATTGTCGTTTCGTCCACCGCATTTCAAACGCAGTCTCGGCTTTATGTATGTAGTATCGTCGGTACGCTTCAACACAATCCGAGCCTTTAAATGCATCAGGCATACATTGTGGTGGCGGGGTGATTTTTATATTAGGCATCATCTCGGGGATTTTATCGAGTGGCTTGAGTAATCGGGCGCTGGCGTGGACTTTTCCATAGCGGTAAGTGTACTCGTTGAGTAGAGCCATGAAATGGTGGTAGGTCCACGCATATTGTTGAGTAGAGTCGCCTACCCAGATTGTCATCGGGTGGTGTACGTGAGCGTTCTTATAAAGCTTAGTCGAAAGCTCCTCGGGCAAAGGGTCTTCCCACCGCCGATATGCCGTACAGAGCATCTGAGCGGTTTCTAGGCACATTTTCACAACATGCTTATCACATTGCCATTGGGCCGCGTATTCGGGGCAGTTACTTATATAAAAGATATTCATGCTCGCAGCTCCTTTCGGCCCTGTTCTTTCATAATCCGCTCGAGTCGCTTTACTTTTCGGCGATCGGTAGTGGTCCACCAAGCATTCCAAGCTTTAATATACTTTGGAGTGTTCATGCTCGCAGCTCCTTTCTCATGATGGACATATCGTCACGCACCCATTCCTCACCATTCTTTAGTACAGTAACCCCACGTTCTTGGGCCACTGCTAAACAATCACCACACATCGTTAAAAAGAATCGCTCGTCATCTACAGTGGTTTTCACCGAAACTGTGTCGAGTGGGATACTGCGGTGGGTTTTTAATCCTGCTGGACCAGCTTCTCCGAGCTGTTGGCAACTATCGCAATAGTGGCTATTACGCTCTTCGATCTCAAAAGTTAAATCTTCGTCTCTCATTCTTCTTTCTCCTCAGTTACGCGGTTCGCAAGCTCCTCCGCAATTTCGTTTAACCACTTTAGTTTTTTCGCTTTCGTCGGTCTGACACATTCGTATTCCCAAACTCCGAAAAATTCTTTATTGTCATCGTCCTCGAAAGAAATCTCTAACTTGAATATCATTTACCTATTTCCTTTAAATTTTCGCGGGATATCACTTGGTATGCCCCTTTATTGTATGGGATCGAAACAGTGTACTGCGAACTAATTTCTTTTCGGTAGGATTGATCAACTTTGGGTTTACTAACGACAGGGGTGTCGTTTGAGGGGTAATTATCTGGTCGGTAAGCGGCGGGAGTCGGGAGACTCGTAAGCTCTACAAATTTTGCTTTAGGTTTTACTTTGCGCGGGGAAGTTTTACGTTTCTTTCCGCTATAGTCGTGTCTTATCGAACCGTATACGATCATATCTTTCTCCTTTCTCGTTAGCGCGTACTATATATAGGTTACGCCCCAGTACCGCGAAAGTAAAGCAGTACTGGGACGGGGACCATTACTCCTGACTAATACGGAAAATCCAAGCTCCTGCAGGTTCGTTCCACGGCTCCATATTACGTTGCCTACGAATCACGAAAGCTTTGCCGAGATTCTTACCGGTTTTATTCATTAGAGTTCTAACTCGTCCAAAATATATTTTTTCAATTTCTTCTGAAGACGCATCTTGGTTTTTTACATATCCTGCTAGTTTTTGAAAATGTCTAAAATTTATAAAGACAGAATCACCAACATCCATCGCTCGAAGCGTATCTAAAATTGGTTGATATTTTGAGCCACCTTTAGAATTCCTTGAATTCCACGGTTCTTGTTGCACTATTTCTAACTTCATTTCTTTCTCCGAAAATGAGGGGGCTTGCGCCCCCAATCAGTTTAAATTTGCTTGATATATCCCTCTTCAATCAAGCGAGCTTTGTAATACGCCACGATGCGGCGCATTTGCTTATCAGGGTTCTTAGTATTTGGCATTGCGAGGTGGCCCTCTTTAACTGCCAATTGCACCAAGGCTAGAAGCTCAAAACCTTTCGGGTCAAACTTTGGGTCTTCTATATCCTGCATTGCAGAGATCATGGCAACAAACTGTGGGGTTTTTTGCCGAGTCTCACTAGCTAGTTTGCCGGTATACTCAAAGCGGTGCGCTCGGCTACTGCTTTTTTGTACAGGGGCAGGAATCGAAAGTTTCGCAACTGGGGCTGGTTTGGCCGCAGGAGCTGCTTTTCGAGGTGACGCTTTTTTAGCAGTCGGGGCTGCTTTTTTAGTGGCTGTTGCCATCGTACTTTCTCCTTTATTGGTTTCTACTTTCTTTGCCTACTAATTTGTTAGCAGAACAATTACTTTACTATAGAGCAAATGGAAAGTAAAGCAGTATTACCCACTTACTTCTCCTAACTCCTTCATCCGGTCTTTTATAGGTTTAGCCCACTCGCTGATGATTTCATCACTAGTTTGTGGGCCTCCGATATTATCAAGAACTACGCTAGAAAAGCCGCAGTCCTGATCATACATTTTAAGGGCGATTAGCTCTGACAATTTCTCAGGACTTAAACTACCCTCCTTATCTCGAAGGGTAGCCCAAAGCTCGCTGACAAAATCTGCATCCAGAACTAAACTATTGTGTAGTCTTTTTACATCACCCATGTCTATGCCGCCTCTGCGTATTCAATTGCCATTTTGTAAGCCTTTTCCTTACGTTTTGAACCATCTCCGATTAGGGAGTTATACACTCGGTTTTCACCGCCGCGCATATGGTCTTCAACATAAGTTACTGCATTTAAGGCTCCCCACCAAGTTCCTGCTGAAGATTTAAGCAAAGCTCCGGGAGCACGCTCAAGGGCTTCAACAACATTGCGGGTTGTGCGATTAAACTGGTCAATTAACGGACCTTCTTCGCCAATCTTCCTGCCTTCAGCTTTAAGCTGGGCATTCTTTAACCGCTCCTCAATTACATCGGGTTGGTATATCCGACCAATATATTCGAGGACGTTAGCATGAGGCGCTTTCTTCTTGGCTAAGAACTCAGCTGACTCTCTAAAGAGCTTACTAGTATCGTTAGCTAATCCGAGCGTTTCAGCCGCTTGTTGCGCCATATCTGCATTAAACTCTCTAATGTGCGACATACTGAAGTGCGCTTTCCCGTTAGAAAAGGCTAGTTGGAGAGTATTGTTACAAACTACTCTTATTTGCGTGTACCGAGCGGTTAACGCGTGACCGGCTTCGTGAGGTTGGTGTAACAATAAATAACCACCAATTTGATCCTCTCCGGGAAGTTCAAACGTATCGGCTAATTTCGCAAGCGCCCAGATACTTTTACCGCCACGTAAACTACCAGCAGTTTCCATTGTCATTTGCGCTGCCGTAGTAAAATCAGAAAAGAACTGGAAGATCTTCTCGTTTTGTACCGGTAAGTACTTGGGACCACAATGGGACAGTATTGAATTGTCCGTATCGCGTACAATAAAGAAGCTACTAGGCGTTTGCATTAGCTCCATACCGTCTTCGCCATACTCAGGGGTGGTTATCGTGTACCCCGGACGTTTACTAACTGTCCAATCTAGTTGTGCTGCAATCATCATTTCCTGTGGGGTGAGGTTGGGGTCCACTTTAACACCTTCTCGGTGCCAAGGAACCTCTCCGGTCCACGCCATACTTTCTACTGCTGCAACCATTTCGTTCTCCTTTCTAGGTTTTTTGGTAAACGCCGTGTGCGCTACCTATTACCTACTTTAGCGGGGAGTAAAGCGAAAGTAAAGCAGTAACTTAGAAGCCCGGATTAAACAGAATACCCGTAAAAAAGCCCATAGCTGCCAGAACTTTCGGCCAATTAAACGGTGCGTCTGTCGTATATTCCGCTTCGCTATTCCAAGTTAATGCTTCGATATGCTTTATATCTGCGGGAATTTTAAATACCTTGATCGTTTTATCTTTCTTAGCAAGAACATAGCATTCTCCCCCATGACTTGCTCGAGTGTAGAGCCATGCTCGCTGCATAGGCCGTAGACCGATTTGATTACCTCGAACGACTTTTAACTCGACCCAGATCTCTCGACCTTCGAAACAGCCATTAACGTCAGGGATACCGGAGGCAGTAGCCCCCGACTCAATCCGCTGCCAATGGATACCAGTAGAGTTGACTCGTAACTGTTTCCAAAGGAGGCTTTCTTTAGGCATTATTCCGGCCAATAAGTAGAGTGAACTTTCGATTATTCTTAGCAATCTTAATCGGAAATCGTTCTAACCATTTCTTATATTGGTCAACTAACTCATCTCCAGTGTACTTCCGAGATAAGAGTTTCCAATTTTCCTTAGCTAGATCTCCTCCCTGATAGTAATCCCCATCCCCCATTTGACATCGGATCACTATCTGTGAAATTCTTTGTTTAGTAAGCCCATACTCTTTCCCAAGTTCTTGTAGAGTGAGGGTAGTCGTAGAGTACTTATTAAAAATTTCCTCGTAGAGTACGATCTTTTCTAGTTGCCTATGCTCAGTAATTCCACTAGTCATTATTTAGCATCTCCCCATGTTTCTCCAAATTCTGAATCCACCGTTAACGGCACCGATAAATCTACACAAGACGACATATGCTCGACAACTGCTTTAGATTGCTCATCGTTAAAGATAGAGTAGTCCAGCTCATCGTGAATTTGGATATGAGGAACGAAGCCCTCCTTCCATAGACTTAACATAGCCAACTTAGTCATATCTGCAGCGGATCCTTGTATCAGTCGATTAAGTGCCTTATAGGTATAAGAGCGTTTAATCGCTGGTCCATATCGCTCTCGGGCTTCTTCCTCTGGGAGCGGTATACTATCTCCAGAGTTAGCTTCCCAATGGTCAAACCGACATTGTCTTCCACCTAACGTGTTAATATACCCACGTTCGTTAGCGATTCTGGTACATTGAGCCTGTAGAGCACGAACAAATGGAACTCGTTCGTGGTATCTATTTATTAGCGACATCGCTTCGTCAGGTTCTAATCCTAATTCTTTAATCAATTTAGCTTGACCCATCCCATAGGTCAGACCGAGATTAATATTCTTAGCTTGTTTCCTAGGGATACCCGCCATATCAGCTACGATCTGGTGGAAATCTGCTCCGTCTTCCGAGTAAGCCTTAACCGCATCCTCAGCGCCCCGTAGACCGAGTTGCGAGGCGTAATGCACCGTTAGACGAGGCTCTTGCTGGGAGTAATCGAATACGCCCCATTTAGCCCCTTCTTCCGGTAAGAAAAGTGATCGAATCATTTTACCTAATTCGGGATCACGGGCAGGGACTTGTTGTAGGTTAGGGTTGGTATAACTAAACCGTCCAGTAACCGTTCCCCCACCGTCACTGCGAAGGGGATGGGCCTCGGCATGAATTCTTCCGTTTACGGTATGCCCTAGAATCATCTTCTCAATAAAAGTCGTTCGGGCTTTATTAATCTTTCGGATTTGTACAATAGTCTGTGGAAGCTCATGCTCATGGGCCTCTAACCACGGGGCTTGAAAGCTTGCCATACCTTTTTCGGTTTTAGGATACCAAATATTGTTTTCTTTAAAGGCTTTCTCGATCGACGCATTAGCCCAGATCTCGACGGTCGTTCCAAACTTACGTTTAAACTCAACGTACATCTGTTGTTCACGCTTAGATAGTTCTTCACAAACTTGCTCGGCTCGATTTGTATCGATCCTTACTCCCTTTAATCTCATTTCAAGAAGTAGTGGAATAAGGTCGCATTCCATCTGAAAGATTTTCTGTAACCCACCTGCTTGTATCCGAGCTGAAAGGTTATCCCAAAGCTTTAAAGTTAGGACTGCGTCTTGCTCGGCATACGGTCCTACATACTTAGCCGGTAATTGGTGTAACCCTGATTTTGCGTTAACACCCCATGCTTTAGCTGCTTGATCTAATAAACTCTCATCCTTCACCTCGGCGCAATAATCTTTCCCTAGATTGTTAAGCGAATACGATCTACGATTCTCATCGAGTAGAGGTGCCGCAAACATCGTGTCGTACATCTGGGTTTTTATATTAATCCCTTCTTGCTTTAACCATCCTGCGTCATAGAGAGCGTTGTGAAATATCAAAGAACCAGAATGAGACTCGACCGTTCGTTTCATCCATCGGATTACAACGTCCTCGTCCAAATTACCACCGCCCGAGTGACGGATAGGTAGATAGCCTGACCAAGATTTAGAAGCTAACGCGATCCCAACAATATGCCCGTCACCTGTTGCCCATCCCGGACCTCGACTAAGTAGAGATGGGTCGTAAGTTTCTAAGTCTATTGCTATCGTTTCTTTCGGATCGAACTTGGGTAATACGTCTGGGGCATTCCAGTCACTATCCGGGGTAAACAAAGGTAGTTGATTACTCATCCTCATCCTTCTGAATAAGTTGAACCATTTCTTCGCCGTGGCGTACAAAATGCTCGACTAACAATAAATACCTACGGAGATCTCCGATATCGTCAAGTAAACCATCCTCTCCGGTATACTTATCACAAGCTTCGAAAATATCCCAGTTTACCGATTTAGATTGTTGTTCAATCCTATCGAACTTCCGAGCTAACATCATAAAGGCTCCGGTGCCTCCTCGACGTCTCCAAGAGTTTCCGTAAGATTTCTCAGCGGTCATTAGCTGCGTTAGATCTTTTTGCGCAATGAAACGCATCTCTTCCCATTTCTTATCCATTTTTATTCTCGTAGTTAGTTCTTCGGGCATGGATCCAGTTTGTACAAGCGGCTTCCCAATCGTCGGCTTTAATTTCTGAAATAAATTGCTGAGCTTTGACATAGTTCCGTTCCTTATGGCAAATAAAGGCATTAACCATTGGTTCTAATACCTTGTTAAAAAATGAATTTCTATAAGAAACACTATCAAACGTATTAGTATCTAGATTCCAATTCAATTTACACAGACGCTCAATAAAATGCTGGCATTCATAAACGAAACTTTCGGAATGGCTAACTAAGGGTAGAGTTGAGGGATACCACATAAACTTTGTGAGTATTCCTAGTCTTGCATTATTTTTTAGTTTTTCCCACTGAGAATTTTCATAAATATGAAAGCTATCGCTAACTTGATAATAAGTCCCCATTTCAACACCAAGAGCCGCTGCGATATACTCCTGCAACACTGACATATGAACTACGTTAGCGCCATACGCTCCCCAGATCATATCGTTCGAGCGATTACAAACTGTCATCTGAAGTTTATTATCTCGAATCTTGAAATAAATATTAGTATTACAGGGAACGTCTTTACTTGAGTTTTCTAAATCATTAACGGCATCCCACATTTGAAGAACCGCTCGACGGCTATCAGGGTCTTGTTTAAGAATATTTATAATATAGGGGATCTGGTCGAAATCGAATTGATTCATCCACCTATAACCGTAGGCCCCGTTTAAAGTCTCACCGTCATCTGAAAACTGAACCATTCCTGCGTTAAATTTAATAATCGGATCTAGTTCGTGCGACCCTGCAATCATCCAAATCGCTTCGATTAGATGGAAGAATGGGTTAGCGTCTCGAGTTTTATCGAATAAGACTCTTTCCCAAGGTCGAGCATAAACAGT